CTTTTATACCTAGCGTTACAACTGGTACAAACTTGATTGCTGGTACAACATACTATATTCTACAAGTCACTGGTGCATCAACATTTACTGTTTCTGAAACTCCACTAAATGCTAACCCAACATACACTCCAGTAACATTGACTACTGGTACAACTGCATCTCAATTGTCAGTTGGTGTAGTTGATGCGTACTTCAACAACCCACTCGGTGGTGTAGGCTACCCAGCAACTAATGCTAACACATATGGTGTTGTCGGTGGTAACACTGCAATCTATGGTAAGCAAGTTCTTGCTAACGTAGCAATTGGTGTTAATGGTGTCGGTACACTCTATGCATCAGATGCAAGTAACATTGTAGGTGGTGCGGGAACTGATCTAGCAAACATCGCAGCCGATTCAGTTATTCAATACGTTGATTCATCAGGCGGCTTAGTAACACTAGGTTATGTTGATACTGCAACTGGTGTAACATCTGTTGCTGTTGCTAATACAAACAACACCGGAAACGTCATCCGCACATCAGGCAACGCACAAACTCTTACTGCAAATCTACCAGTTACATTTGACGCTAACTTAGGTGGTCTATTTACAGGAACTACTTATTTCGTATTAGCAATCGCAAACGCAACTGCATTTACTGTATCTACAACACCAGGTGGTGCTGAAGTTGACTTGTCAACTGCAACAGGTACACCTAATGCACTACAAGATACAACACTTTTAGTTGCTGACGCATCTGCTAATTTGTCCGGCGCATCATATGTATATGCAACTCCAGAAGCAGGCTTTATTGTTCGTCAAAAGGGCAAGACAAAGTATCTCGTAACCGGAACAACAACTGGTTTGACTGGCGCAGTTTATACTGCTAACGTTGCAAATGCGGCATTGACTCCGAACACAATGTCTATCATTGGAACTAATGCGGCTTCTGGCACACAGTATGTTTCAAGTGTTAATGACTATAACAGTGAAGTGTTCCCGGTAACAGTTTCTCCTGGTTCACTAGTAACTGGTACTGTATATACAATTTACAGTACAGGTACAACAAACTGGACTTCAGTTGGTGCTATGTCTAACATGACAGGCGTTACATTCACTGCTACCGGCACTGCTTCAGGCACAGGTCTTGCTGTATTGGCTAACGTCAATCCTGATATCATTGCTACATTCAACACAGCCGCTGTTGCGAATGCAGCCAATGGTCAGCCGAACCCAATCGTTACGATTAACGGCGTATAATAGATGGCACTCTCTGTTCAGAAACAAACCGAGACAGAGATTGCTGTCCTTCAGGTCCAGTATCAAAACATCGATGAAAAAGTTGGTGAATTGAAAACTGGCCTGAAGGAACTCCGTGACCATATCGATACTCATATGGAAGTAACTAATGCTATGATTAAAGATTTCCAAACGGAAAACAAAAAACAGCATGATGAAGTTAACAAAAAAGTCAATGCGCTAGAAAAATGGCGCTGGATGCTTATGGGAGCGGGTGTATTAGCGGGAGCCCTAGGGTGGCCTGCACTAAGCAAACTATTAGGAATGTAATAATAGGGGCTACGGCCCCTATTATTTTATCAGTGCTTCTAATTTCTCAATAACAATATCAATATTCACAGTAGAGAATAAGCCCGGATGTAATGGCTTAGGATATAGCCCATGCTCAACCCAAGCATATCCTAAATGCTCATCATTTAATATTGGAATAAATTCTTCTTTTACTTGACAGAAGAAAGTGTTATAAACAAAGTTACCATTTGTAAACTTCTGAATAGGTATCAATTTCATCTCAGGGTCAAAGAAACCCATTTCTTCAACACACTCACGTTCAATACCTTCAAGTAAAGTTTCACCCTTTTCAACCTTACCACCCGGAATACTCCAAGTGGTGTTGTTCTTGTCTGATCTTAGTAAATATAGGTATCTGTTAGTTGAAGAACTATAAAAGAATACACCGGAAGCAACATTAGTCATGTTAAATTACGATACTATAATCACCTTGGCCATACCAGCCTTCGTATGATTTCATCCAAATACCATCAACCTCAACATAACGATATTGAATGTCAGTGGTTAGATTAGTTACAAATTCAATATCAGTTGCGTTTTGACTGTCGAATGCAACAAACCATTCACCGGCAGTTGCATCATATTCAATGATATCGTTAGCATTTGCAATCAATGTTCCCCATGCAACCGTGCTAGTACCTTCTGAACCAATATCTTCTACGATGAGATATCTTCTGCCCGGAGTAGGCCCGGGCAATCCTGCATTAGGTCCCTGTAATTGCGGATTAATTACGCTATCAACAGGATCAAGTGTATTCTGCGGTAGTGTATCAGGGTCAATGCTATAGATTAAGAATCGATCATCTAATGGATCAGGAACAATTGTACCTACAATGTCATCTGCCATATATGGATTCTGTAACCAAATTTGACTAATACCCGGCTTAACTTTACCATACACGTTCAACAAACTAGTCCAATACAATGATGTATTAGGACTATCTGGGTTATTTAAGTTAGTGTTAGGTGGATAGAACGCTGAGTCGGCCGGCAACAGTTGAAGACTATTGCCAACTAATAATAATTTATATCCATATGGAGTAATCTTTTGACGAGTACCTAACAACAAGTCATCATCTTGTACATCTTGGAATGCTGTACCTTTATAGATACTTGCAATGATCTTTTGAATAACACCCAACTTCTTAAGTTTACTTGATGTAGTAATCCAGATAGGCATATAGAACTTCCAAGTTAATACATCAATTGGATTGCCTGTACCTTGTGGAATACTGCGACTACTAAATGTTAATCCATCTTGAAATACTGCACTTAATGAAGTCCAGTCAACAAAGTTGTCAGTACTTTGTATTTCTAGTGCAGGATTGAACAATGTACCTAACTGTTCAATGATTTCTAATTTCTGATTATAGTTAGTAGTCCAAAAGTCTACAGTAATACGCAATGTATAAGGAACAGGCATTAGTCGTTCAATTGTAAATGCTTGTCCTTGCGTAGTCTCATAACTTTGTGTTTCACTATCATAAGCACGTTGTCTTACATTAACCTTATCAATGAATGTCGGGTCTTGTGTTCTACGCTGGTCGTATTCTAATCCACTAATATAGTAGGTAATTAGAGGTGCTGAAGGCAAATTACTTGCACTGTTATTGGCAATGATAGTACTTGCTTGTCTGCTACTGTCACCATACATAATAGGCACACGAACTAAGATATCATTGCCATTAGGGTCTTTGCCTTTAGTAACATACCAGTTGCTAAAAATCTTAGCAAATTGCACCAAGAACCTTCTAATTTGATTATCGTAAAAAAACTGTGCCATTTATATTATGCTTCCGGTGGTAGTGGTGTTAGTGCGGGCTGAAGTAATGATGACAACGGTTGACGTTGTGGTACTACTTCTTGCGTATTATTTAGATAGATTTCACCTTGGTTATTAATAAATCCTGACAATTGTGAGTCATCTGTTTCACTGAATCCAGTTGCTGTTCTAACGTTTTCACTAATTCTTACCCAAAGAACACCGTCCCAACGATATAATAGTTGTGGCATATAATCGATACGTAAGAAGTAATCGCCTACTTGTGGATTTTGTGGGAATGCAATACCTGCACCAGTTGGTTCGCCGTTTGGTGCTTGACCATCACCTGACAAGTAACCAGTTGTATAACCAAAACTACGTGGACTACTACGTGCAATATATTGGAATCTTGGATCACAGTCTGCTCTAAAGTCCATTTGAGGAGTAATAGTATCAGTGAATCCTGGCTGTGTTGGATCTTGGTCTGCGGTCGCATAAGTGTTATCAGCGGTACCATATGGACCAGTAATAACACCCAATGATTGTACTGCTAATACTTTAGTACCTTCTAACGCACCTGAGCCACCTTCTGTTCTTACAGGAGCCTCTTCTGCAATTGATAAACTTGCTTGAACAAATTTGTCAATCTTGTCTTGTAAATGATCGCCATCAGCGGTCATGTCCCAAATACTTTGCAGTACTTCTTTAGAAACTTTAATACCTGCGCTTGGATTCTTATACTTAGGATCACGCATGAAGACTACTGTACCAGTTACTGGAATAGAAGTACCTGTACCTGATGATGTAATGACATTGACTGGGGGCGCAGGTTGATTTATTTTTCCAGACGGGACACCATTTGATTCGAATGCACCATATGTAGGAACAACATACAACTTGCTTTGATCGTATCCTGACTTAGGTACAATACGTGCGGCTTCTTGTAGTGCGGCATCATTGATTGCAATGTTTTTGTTGTACAACAAAAACATTGCAATCAATGATGCCGCACTACAAGAAGCCGCACGTAT